GGGATTTTGTGGGATGACTCGGAGTGCGCTTTGGCTTGTTGAAGCCTTCAACGCCGACTCTGTCTAATCGCGGGTCTTTAGCTTTTGGCATGATTCACCCCAGATGATAATGGTGACGCACCCCTGAAGATGCGCCACCATTGTATCACTACTTACACTCCGAAACCCTGGCCTGCTTTGCTGGGGTCGAAGCAGGCGTAAGCCGGGAGCAAGTCGAAACGAATCTGCTGCGAGTTAGCGTTACCGTCACTGTACTTGCTGATACGAATGCTCATACCGTCAGAAGTAGTCGCAACAGTGTCAGTGGAGTACAGCTTAGGCAGCTTGACTGTTCCCAATCCAAATGCCTGCTTAGTGTAGAACAGGTTCGGTTGGTACAAAGTTGCAGTAGCAGAAACGATTGTAATCACAGCGCCGTTAGCAGGTGCAGCAGTTACAGTGTTGTACTGACCGTTAGCCTCGTAGATAGCTGGGCCAGCCACTACCAGAGTGCCTTCGCCAGACGCGCCAAGAGTTACGTCAGCAGTCACAACACCAGTCCATGCTATGTTGGTGCCTGTAGCACTGACCATTGCTTGACGGGTTGACTGGTTCAGACGGTTGACGTTAGCAATCGTGACCAGCTCGCCTGCTTTAACGACCATGTTTGCCTGGAACGCCGTGACCGCAAGTGACTGGGTCATTGTGTCCTTCGCAGTGACATAGGTTGCGTCAGGTGCAGCACTCAGAGTACCAGCACGGTCTGCACCAGAGCTTGAAGTAAAGCTCGCCAGAGTAGTTGCACTCAGAGCACGAAGACCACCGAAGTTGGTGCTGATCTGGGCATTTTCCCATGCAGTACGAATCAAGCTGTCAACAGAGTTGAGACCTGACTGAGCACTTGCCAGTGTTGCTACCGTGAAGGGATTCATCAGGTAGTAACGATCACTTGCTGGGTTGATACCGATTGAGTCCATGAACGCACCAGCGCCCGCAACGTCAGACCAAGCATCGACTGCTGTGCCGTGAGTACCATAGCGCAGTGAGCTGTTCTTCAGCATGAATGATGCGAAGTCCAGTTCAAGGTCGGTCACAATACGTCGAGCCATCGGAGCCAGGATGTCTTCCAGTTGATCCAATTGCAGAGCCTCTTCCACGTTGCCCCATTCGGTGGCCGCAGTGAAATAGTTCTGAAATGTACCAGTGGCCTTACCAGCAATGATGGAAGACTTGGTAGAGGAGGAGATGTCACCGCCGGAGGTGCGGATGGTGTTGTAGTCATGGGGACGCTTGAAGTCCACAGTGCTACCAGATGACGGATTGAACTTGTCAGCCAGAAGCTGAGTGTCAACAGTCTTTGTGATTACCCGTGAGTTCTCGAAAGCATCAAGGAACACACGGGCGACTTTACGGGTTACGTTACTACTGAGATTGTTAGCCATGTTAAATCACCTATTCAAATGTTGCTCCCTTTGGCCCTTTCGGTTTGACCTGTGCGCTCGATGGCATGGGTCTACGGATTGGATCAGGAGCGTTAGTGTATTTTGGTTTCAGGGCGACAGCTTTTGACTTGATCAACGTAGCAATCCTGACTGCGGCCATCGTTGGGTGTAGGTGTCTCAGTGCGTCCAATTCAGTGACGTTCTGGGACAGATACTTGGTGATCAGCGGGCCGTGGTCATCCTCCAGGATGTACTGCACCAGCGAGTCATCAATTCCAAACTGACCTACAATCGAGCCTGCTGCTTGAAGCTCCTCTGCCTTGACGCCAAGGGTTTTCGCCCTCTGCGCGTAGCTCTGAACCTTCTCGACCAGAATCTCCTGCTGTTTTTGCTCTGCCTCCTGAGCCATCTGCGCCTGCTGGTTCTTCAGCATTTGCATCTGGGTGTCATAGGCAGAAGCGGATATCAGAGCCTGCTCCCTGTGCATGATCTGCCGCTTGTACTCTTCATCAGAGACTGCGAACGGGTCAGGCAGAGCTGGCACTAATGGCCGCGACCGAGTTTGTGGCTGCTCAAACTCTTCTAGTCGCTTTCGGAGTTGCTCGGCTTCACGCTCTTTTTCACGCAGCTTGAATACCTTTTTTCCTATTGCGTCATCGAAGACCTTTTGCTGCGCCTCGGTGAAGATCGGTTTATCGTGAGTCTCCCCACTATCCTCTGACGATTCGGAATCATCCTCGACATCTTCTTCAACGTCTGGCTGATCTTCAGCCTCCTGTGTCTCAATTGGCTCCTCGTCTTCGGGAGTGTCATCAAAATCATAGTCTGCTGGTTGCGTCATATAGGTGCCCTTATAGGTGAAATGCCCAG